GTCTGGCTTATGGCAAAATCTCGTTTTCGCTTAGATGTTCGTAGGGCGTTAAAAGATGGTACGTACCCGATTCAGATTATAGTCGGGCATGGTACTAACATCTATCTTGGTACTGGTGTCTATGCCTCGGTTGGTGAATGGGATGCCCGGACACAACAATATATCGGTAAAGGGGCACGGCGTATTAATGCTGCCCTTGTCTCTATGCTCGCTATGGTTACTAACCGCATTATGGAATTAAAGGAGACTGGGCAATGGCCGAAATTATCACGTAGGCAAATCAAACAAATGCTTACCGACTTGGAATTGGAAAAGCCCACCATTGATGTACCTACGCTTAGTGACGTATTTTCGTCAATGTGTGAGGGGCGCGCCGATCGCACTAAGGGGATAACCAAAAGTGCATCGTTAAAGATACAGGCATTTGGCTATGATCCGGCAAAGCTGCACTTTGAGCAAATAACTACTACGTGGTTAGATGATTTCTATGCGTCGATGTCTGGGCTATCCATTAACACGAAAGCGGCGTATATGAAAGCCGTTAAGCGTGCGTTTAACTGGGCCATAGACCACAATATTACGACTAATGATCCTTTCAGACACTACCGCATAAAGGTAGAAGAAACTCGTATGAGGGATTTGCCGATAGAGAAAATGAGGCAATTGTTAGACTTACCACTACAGGGGCTTTATCCTGAATATCGTGATTTGTTCATGCTTACCTTTTACCTGATAGGCATTAATACGGTTGATCTCGCCGACTGCACGTTAGATAGCATCGTTAATGGTCGTCTGGAATATCGCCGACACAAAACAAATAAGCTATACAGCATTAAGATTGAGCCGGAAGCAATGGAGATAATAAACCGCTATAAGGGCAAAAAGCACCTCATACGCTGCTTTGATAGGTACAAAGACTATAAAGCCTTACAGGGTAGCGTTAATAACGCTCTGGCTAAAATAGGCCCTGCCCGGTTGGACGATAACGGAAATTTCGTTTTTACCCGAAACCACCGAAAAGAAATGCAACCTCTGGAAAAGGGGCTATCTTTGTACTGGGCCCGCTATTCCTGGGCTACGTATGCCGCTGACTTGGATATACCTAAAGACACTATCAGTGAGGCTTTGGGACACTCCCACGGCGCAAAGGTTACAGGTGTGTATATAAAGTACAATAGGGATAAAGTGGATGCCGCCAATCGCAAAGTTATAGACTATGTATTGGGCAAAGCAAATCGCCCGGGCTAACCTCTCGGTCGGCTCCGGGCTTGCACTATCAATAAAACAGATTTTATTTTTTTCTCCGTAGATATAAGAATATAACGTAAATAATCACCGCTACGCAACATAAAAAGCCAATATGGTAAATTATACGCTGATGCCATTTTAAGGCTTTCATACCTTGTTTCTGTGACTCTCTGTTGGCTTGTTTGTTGTCTCGGCTTTGCACCGCATTTGCTTGCAGCTTGTGGGTGTTGGTGCTGTCCTTGCTCTGTGTGATATTCTCGGCTTTCTTCTGGGTGGCTTTCTTGCCGTGTCGGTATGACTTAACGCCATCGGCTTTCAGGTTGCCCAAAGTGTCAATCGTAAGCGTACCGCCGTTATCGGAAAACTCGATATACCCCCAATCGCTAAAATACGTTAGCGCGGTCCGGTGGTCGGCTTTGATAGTACCTACGTGGATGCTATCGGTTACTAACTTGGTGGTGTCGGTTTCCTCTCTTGTGGTTGTTGATGATTCCGATACCACCTTTTTTGTTGTCTTGCAGCCTATCAGCCCAAACAGGGCTAACAGGCACATACAGATAGTTATAAACTTCTTCATCGGCTCATTATTTAATGTCTTTGTACTCCTTTGTAGCGTCGAACGATGGGCACGCCTTGGCTGCAAAGTCTCGGTGTCCGTGGATCGTGGCGTTTGGGTAACGGTGCTTTAACTCTGTAAGCAACTTTACCAAAGCCGCCTTTTGCTCCGGTGTTCGGGTGTCCTTTGGTGTCTTCCCATCGGATGCCAAACCGCCCACATACACCACACCAATACTATTAGCGTTGTGTTTCAGGCAATGTGCCCCCACCTCGCTTTCTGGTCGGCCTGGTTCTACCGTTCCGTCCAAATCTACTACATGATGGTAGCCGATTCCGTTCCAACCTTTAGCCTTATGCCAACGGTCGATGTCTGCCGCCTTAAAGTTCTTGCCCTCGGCGGTTGCCGTACAATGTACGATGATCTCATTAATCTTTCTCATATTAATAACCATTTTGTGGGTCACGCTTAACGCAACCCTTAATTACACACTTATAGCGTTGTAAGTCTAATTCTAACTGCGCCTTTTCCTTGTTGAGTTGCAAAATATCTAAATTCTGCTTTCTCACTAAATCGGTCTGCTCTGCAAATCTTTGCTCTTTGTCTTTGAGTTGAGTTTGCAAAAAGTCCATAGCCTCACGCAAAACGCTAAATTCCACGTTGTCGGCCTCGGCTTCCTCCTTTCGGCGGTTGGTCTTTCGATTCATTACATATTTAATCATTTCCCAACCACCCAAAGCGGTAATAACCGATACTACAATTTCAATTATCTGCATGATGCTCGATGTTGTTAAGTTCATAAATCACTTTTCCGTCTCGCTGTTCTGTTATTACTACATATTTTGTAAGTAGCAATCTAAGCAAACCCATATCCAACCTATCAGATGATAGGGTAATGAGTGCCTTATCAGTAGTCGCCATTTCTAATTCTCTGCATAGTTTGATACCTCAATTTATGTTTGTTCTTAATTACCAATACTTCGTAGTGCCCTTTGATGTACACATATTCTTTATATACGCGCGGCTCGATCATGTTAAGCACTTTACGACGCATAGCATATTCATTGGTATGCCGTAACAAACCTAAATATGAGTTGATACTACATACCGCGTGTAATACCTGACGCTCGTTGTTAGCCTTGTTTAGTCGCCTGACCGCGGCAATAAAGTTTGTTATTGTTCTGTTACAGGTATAGACACGTCCGGGCTTTACTATTGACCCGGTAAACTCCACGCCTTTGCTGTAGTGTTGCAAATAAAACTTTTTCTCATTCAGTCGTAAACCTAACTTGGCTAATAGTTCACGTATCTTAGGCACCAACGCCAATAGCTTTTCTTTGTCCTTATGGATGCAATAGAAGTCGTCCACATATCTGCCATGATGTTTTATACCCTCATTCTCGATAAACCAATCAAGCGTATTAAGTAAGAAGTTAGCGAATATCTGGGCAAACAGGTTGCCGATGGCTACGCCTTTACCCTCACCATTTGTAAATAGTGATTTGTTCTTATCCAACTTCTCCCAATAGCTCAAAGGACTGTGCCGTTCACAATTCTTTTCGGGGCTGTGCAAAATAACGACACGGCAAAGGTAGCGCAAATCGTCTATGTCTTCGCCCTTGTAGTACCTGACTATAAAGCGATCTACCATTTTAGCCAATAACTTTTTGTCGATGCTCATAAAGAAACCTTTTAAGTCAAGTTTCATAATATAGCAATCTTCTGTATAATTATTGCTGCACTGCCTTATATCTTCTTTCAGCGTATTAATACCATATAGCTGCCCTTTGCCTTTCCTGCAATTAAATGTACGCTCACTAAAGATTTCTTCAAATAGTGGCGTTAGGCGCAAAGCTATGTAGTGGTGTACGATTCTATCCTCAAAGGATGCTGCAAATACCTCTCTGTATCTTGGGCGTGTTACGACAAAGCAAATAGACTTACCCGGTTGGTATGTTCGGTTATTGATTCTATCACGCAAAGCGATCAAACGGCTTTCGTAGTTCATTTCGTAAACAACTGCGCTTGCTGTTCGTCTCTTGCTATGACGGCAATCAAAGTAAGCATCTAAAAGCCACTCTGTCGTTACCATTGTATATTATCATTTGTCACGTTTCTGTCTTCTGTAAATAGTGCTGACACTGCCCTAACTCTGTTCGTGTTGCTGGCCTTAGTGTTCCAATTGTTCGTATTACCGTCGTTGAGGTTCAGATTCCATGCGTTGGTAGCACTGTTCTCGGTGGCCGCAATCTGTGGTTTATTATCTTGTTCTTAGCCGTAAATGACGGCATAAACCCCATTTATTACGGAAAACTGCGCTCTCGGTCTGTCGTAACATTCCGATTCTGGCTACAAAGCGTATTAACTACTTTGTTTTTCCACGCTGACGATTGTTTACCTATTTCGTCCATTAACTCGATGATACTTGCAAACTTTCCTCTGCCTTTTATCCACTCCCTTTCTCCGGCGATTCTCATTAGCGTTTTCATTGTCTCAAACTCTGCCTGAAACTCGGTTAGGTGCTTTACTGTCTCGGACTTGTCTTTATTGATGTACGCCGCTGCTATCTCCTGCATCAGATTAACGCCAATTTCTTGCAGCTTTGCCCCGATGGTGAATTTGTAGGCACGTGGGAAATTGGGTACTATATCCAAAATGATGTCTAACAACTTTCGTGCATCTAAATAAATCTTTGTACTTGAAACTAATTTTACCGCCATTGCTTGTTTATTAAATTGCCTTATAATGGTACGGCTTTCGCCGTACCTAAAGGTTAAAGACTAAGAAATTAAGAATTAAATAATAAATGCTGACACTGCCCTAACTCTGCACGTGTCGCTGGCCTTAGTGGACCAACTGTGCGTAAGACCGTCGTAGAGGCGCAGATACCATGCGCCGGCCGCACTGCCCTCGGTAGAAGTCCAATACCAATCTTCGACTAACTGGGTGGCTCCGGTAATCAGGGACAAAGCATAATTGATTTTTGTCATGTTGGCATAAATCATAAACATTTCGCCCAACGATGGCAACCACCATTTACCTGCTGTCAAGCCCTTACCATTAGCGTTAGCACGGCTATACAGATTGCAGTAGCCCGGTGCATACTGTGCCGTATTGGTAATTGCATCGGCTTTGCTTGCCTTGATTGTAGCCGCCGTATTTGCCTTACCGTTCCAATCGTTCATCGCTGTGACACGATCGGTTGTTGTCGTACCGCCTCCGCTGATAGCTGCGCTACTCCACGTTAGTTTAGAAGTTGATTCGGTAGGAGCCACAACTAAGATTTTGCCGCCCTCGACAACTACCACGCCGTCGGCAATTTCGCCGCTGTTCTGTAACGATGTCCACTTGTGAGGCTTAACCATGAGTGGGTAATCGTCGTCCCTACGGTGGTACATGATAAAGATACCATCGTATAAGCCGTTAAGGTTCATACCTGCCAACAAAGCGGTTTTGAGGTTCGCCAATGAAATAAGCGTAACCTTTCCGTTTGCGTCCGTTACCGGAAATTTCTGGTCGTTGTTGATGGTCGTTACTGTTGCCTGACCGCTCAACTTTTTTGTTTTCTTTACTGCCATAATCTAAATTGTATTACTAAATTATTCTCCTGTAAATTGTCCGCTAATCGCATACCATGCGCCACCAACACACTTAAAGCGTATATAGGCGTTTGGTGCCGTTGTAACGACGTCGTTTTTAAAATTGGTGTACTCAACATTAATTTTTTCTACCGCTATGTTGCTTGACACGATGGCTGTGTTTTGCTTAACATAAAAATCGTCACTGTCCTGTGCTTTAACGATTGTACGATAGCTTAAAGAACTCGACGGCGGCATTTTGGTAAAGATATTAATTTCTAAACCCTCATAGTCAGCTGCCTTTGGCAAAACTATAAATGTCCGTTTTGTCGGATTCTCTACATAGTAGAAGTTGTACGGCTCGTTTACCGGGTCTATTGTGTATGTACTGCCGGGCGTTACTTTTCTGACTGCGCCATAAAACATATTGGCTTTCACTGATCCCTCAAAAGAACTATTACCTTTTACCGTAATGTTTTTGAAAGTTCCGCTATTGCAAGTAACGTTGCCGTCTTTTGCCTGAAAGATGATGTTACCGTTAGCGTCTTTCATGTCGATAGCCTCGACCCCCAAATTTTTGACTAAAGCGTACTGCGATAACAGTATCTTTGTAGCTACTATTTCCACCGGGTCGGCTAACTTCCAAAAACCGCTATTTGTGTCGGGCGTACTTCCTGGGTAATTGCTTGCAGTTTTGGTGTGCGATTTAATGCAAGAATAATAGTATCCACCATACAAAACTACGTCTTTGTAATCCTCGCCGTTTGCTCCCGATTGGAACACATAGCCTACAGCGCAATCGCTCCACGCTTGTGGGCCTCGTAGTGCCGGGCCTCTGTCGCCTTTGGCTCCATTCTCACCACTTGCAATGTAGTATAGTGATTGAGCCGTTATTATAGCCTGGTTTGTGTCTATTGCCGTTACTCTGCTGTAAAGACTGATGGTAATACGTTGTTTGTCCGATACCGTGCCATTAATAACCATCGTGTCACCTACGGAAAAATCAGATACATTTATGATTCCGTCCCAATTGACTGACCGCCCACTAAGTCCGTAGATCTGCGTCCACTCCTTGTAGGTATAGTTATATACGTTTCGGGATTGGGCAACAATTACGCCCTTTCCCTTGCGTATAAACTTAACTATTCTTGTTATTGACACACCCATAGGCTTAACTTTCTGATGTTATCGTTACGCTGATGTCTCCACCACTCTGCAAACACATAGCACGCGTTACGGCATAGCTTGCAACCGCCGTTTTTCGCTCGCTGTCACTATTCAGGTAAACACCTGCTGCATCTTTCACAACAAAGAAAAACTTAGCGTCTTTGATTGCTTGCGTGTTAGTTCCACGCTTGACGATCCACGGCGTATAGGTTACTTTGCCGTTTCCGCTCTCGTCCTCGCTTATCGCCTCGTCTTCCGGTGTCGGGCGTGCGTCGATGTCGTAGGGGTCGGATGCGTCCATAACGCCCTGTATGTCCTTACCGATTTCTACGCCACTACGACTAACTGTTGCCCGGTATTCTCCGTATGTGTCTATGCTGCTGTCTGACACTGTAAGCGTCTGTGCGGTCTGTCCGTTGATTACCTCCCAACCACTGGCTCCCATCTTCTCCCACACATAGGTTAAATCTCTGGTGATTTCCTCGTAGCTCTGGTATGCCATTGCCTTTAAAACGCAACTGCCGCCCTTGTCGGTAATAACAAAGCCCTTGTTATCTCCTGCCATGATGGTAACACGATAACTTGTACCTGTTGCTTTCTGCACTGGGATAGTATAGGTAGCTTGGATATTATCGCTTTGCGTACCATAGCTTATAGCGGCCACCATCTTGATAGTTACCGGGGCAAAACCTGCGATTTCTACCAGATTCTTAACAATCTGCAAACCATAGTAGATGTTGTCGCCGCTTGGTGCAAACTTCTTAAAGTAACCTGCAAAAATGCCGCTTGACGTATCGCCGTTAAACTCGATTTTTGTACCATTGAAAAAGTACTGCATACTATCAGGCGTTGCCACTCCCTCGGCTACTCGGCTACTCATACAGACAAAGTTAAGTTTCGGCTTTGTCTGCTCAAAGTCTGGAAACACCCTAGTAACGTCGGATTCTGTGCCCTCCCATTCTTGGTAGATGTCACCATCTGGGCACATGATCAATGCCGTATAAGTTCCTGCCTTTGCAATAAACTTAATCGTTCTGGTTGTACTCGCTTTGCTCATAGTTCCTTACTTTTTGGTTTCACTTTCTGTTTGCTCACTCTCTGACGCTTGCGGCTGTTGGTCACCCTCCGCATTTTCCTCGTTGGCCTGGCCCTCGTTGCTGTTGCCGCCATTGTCGGTGCTCTCTGTGTTCTCACCCTCACTATCTGCGCCCTGCTCGGTGTTGGTGTCGTCACCTACGATAGCATCATTAACGTTAGCCTTAATAGACTGCTGAAAGCGTGCATCGGTTGCCATTGGCAAAGGTCGGCAAATAGTACCGTCCTGCTCGCTTCTCGCCTCATGCGGCATAAGTTCAATACCTCCAATCTTAACCAATATGTCGTTAAGTTGGGTTAGTGGGCCAAACTTCAACATATCGTTTTGCCAAAACAGATAGTTGCCATCACTTACCGTGTTACGGTCATTCTCCAGTTGCAAGTATCGTGCGACCAATGGATTTGCTTTAATGTATCTTGCCATAATCTTATATTGATTAAATTGTTATTTGATTAATATTACGTTATCGTCTGCATCAATGAATACTGCGCCGTCGCTGTCTTCCCATGCACACGTAGGGCCAACGTCCTTAACGTCCAAACCATAAACACCGCCTAACGTCTGACTAACCTTTCCAGTTGAAAGTGTTGGTGTCATTCCATGCGCTATGAGCGAATAGTTAAGCGTTCCTGACTGTGCGTTGGTCGCAACATACCAAAGCGGCAATAACTCACGCTCCGGGTTGTTGATCATGCCGTTAGTGTTCCAAATTTTAGCCGTTGGCGCAATCTCTAACAAACCACTTGGTAGGTTGGTAGGTAGTTCGCCGATGTCGTACTCAAATTTTGGGATTCTACGAATAAATGCCACTAACTTAGTAGGGGCGTTGTCCGATAGTGTTACGCTGCTTGGGTTTCCGTCCGGGCTATACTTTGCCCTGCATCGTAAATAAAGCTCTGTACCCATAAGGCTACGATTAACGGTACAACTGTTTCCGTCTTCTGCTACCGCTACATCATAGTCTAACGTGGTGTCGCTGCCTACGGCGGTAAATGTTCCATCGTCTCGCATTACCTCCCACACAAACAAACGCTTATTCTCCGGGCACTCATTAACACCCAATCTCAATGATGCGTGTACCGTCTGTGTGTCCGGGTCGCTTAATGGGTTGTAGATAGTTTGGGCGGCTGCATCCAATACCAGAAGTGGCGTGTATGTTGTGGCGTTCTTGCACTGCACTTGGTACGGCTTGATGATGTGGTATACCTGATTAGTACGTGGGTCTTTGTAGACGGCTTCAAATCGTAGATTCATAGGTATCTGCGGTTTGGCGTTCTTCTTGATTCTAATACGTCCCGCCTTTGCGCCCTTGCTGATTACCTCAAAGTCTGGGTTAGTGCTATCTATCACGGTGTCGGCTGCTCCTTTGTTCACCTCATACCAGACTACGTTAGTGAGGTCTTGATTAATCAAGCCTGGCGTTAAAACCTCGTCTTTATCCAGCCTACTGATATTTGGCTGCACTATTAAGTTAGATGCGTCTATGGTGTAATCGGGCGTATATGTGTCGGTGTCTGCGTCGTAGTTCTGACTATCCGATACGCCGCCCTCAACCACCATGCTAACATTAATTTGCAGTGGCTTAAAGTTGAAATCAAATCTTTTTGTCTTCATAACTGCGCTATGTTTAAATTAATACTCGTAACTGACTGCCGCCGTTGCTGCTTCGTTGCCCATGCCGTCACGTAAAGTAACGGTAGCCGTAAAGCGTATAACTTTAGGCATATAGCCGTTAAAGTCCATGTCCTCGGCTGTGAGGTGTAAAGACTTTCCGGTATTGGCGTGGCGCAAACTCCAAACGTTGTCGCTTGCCGTTCTCTCGTTTCCCTCTGCGTCCTCGCTGTATCTCGTCCACATTACGTCTGCGTCCAAAATATCGTCTGTGATATTCATATTATACAGGGTCGCCACGATGGTTAGCGTGAGGTCTATTTTGTCCGGGTCTAAGATACTTTCAGGCTCTTGGAAATCTACGGCAAAGTCTGGGTTTCCCTCGATCATCGCCCAATCGGTATTGTTCCATGCCGGGGCGGTCGTTGTGAGGTTCTTGCAACATCTGTACTTGCAGCCATTAAACCAAACGTCTGATGTCTCATACTCCCCGGTGTCCGGGTTGATAGCATCACAATAGTACTTACCGCTTTGCGTCCACGCCCCACGATCCACATACGTAACCAACGGCTTACCAGTCCATTTGTTAAGTCTGATAACGTCCATTGTGACGATACCCGGTATATACATATAGTCTAAACCGTCACGTATCGGTAAAGGGTTGCCGTTATCGTCCAATAACTCGTACACAAATTCGGGCAAACTGCCGAAAGCTGCACCATAGTTGGCTCTATCCAAAATCGGTTTAGTCACTCCCTTTAGCTTGACGATTCGCCCCTCTGTGCTCGATAGGTACAAACAATCTTGCCGTTTCGTGTCCGTTTGGTTTCCCCATCGTGCAATCTTCATCATTTCGCATGGTGGGTAATTCTTGCCGCTTGGTACTTCGGTGTCCGGGTACTGCGTCACCTCTATGTAGTTGTTAGCGGTATTAACGCTATTAACTCTAAACCATGCCGTGTAATACTTGCCGCTTCCCTGCGCCAAAGTATTGATGATACCTTTAAGCACATTGTTTTCGGCTTGGGCGGTAAAATATCCGTCCCATTTGCTTCTCAGGTGCAAACCAAAACAACCATCGCCCAAATCGTCCACGCTTTCGATTGTGTCCGCTTCTGTTAGAAGTTGGTCGCCCTCGATTGCAGACAATCGGTTTACTATCAATTCCAGACACTCAAAGTAACTGCGCACTCTTAGGCTTTCCACCTCGGCGTTACCTTGTGCGTCAATACCTGCGCCCTTACCTGCATACAGGGATTTGACAAACTCACCAAAGTGTGCGCCGTCCTTGAATATTGCCAAACCGATAGCCGTTAAGCCTTGCTGAAAAGTAATGTGCCCTTTTGCTATGTCGGCGGTAATCTTCGACAAAAAGCGGTCGTTAATCGGGCTATCCTCTGCAACGTCTCCGGCTAAATCGGAATAGGCGGCACGGCTCGCATATCCGGCACGGTTTGCGTACTCGGCTTGCTCTGCGTGCGTTGCTATGTCGGCTTTGGCTGCGTGCTTGGCTTCCTCGGTCATTTTGCCGATACTTCCATAGCTGCCACCTCCGGTGGATGCTCCACCGCTGCCGCTGTTCCTGGGTTTCGCTATCTGCTTAACTTCGATCATGTGCCAATCTCCTTTAATGTGAGGTCGGCACGTCCCTCAATAAGGTTTCTGCCGATGCCCTGCACGAAAAATTCTTTGTTCAAAGCCTCGTGGCGGTAATGATTAAACAGGCTAACAACATTATCAATGTCCCTTAGTTTCTGTTCCATTACGATACGTGGCTTATGGTATTCAGTATAATAACTATCCACGTAGATTTGTTCGGGCTTCGCCTTAACGTTGCCGTTTCGGTCGTACACCTCTAACACTCCGTCCCCGGTTGATATATTCAGCGGCGTGGATAACTTCACCGTGTTACTAACTCCCAACTGGGCGCACTCCGTAGCGGTCAATGCCGAATTTATCTTAAACTCCAAATCGTCCTTTTTGTTTACAAAGGTTTCTTTGGTGTCGCTCATATAGATAATATCGTTATCATCATTGCCATTACTGATTAGTCCATTATCACTATAAACTTTAACCTCAAACGACTTTATCAGGATGCTACTAACATGGGCTAAAAGCGGTACTGATGAGCTGCTCCACTTTGTATGCCTGAAAAAGGTAGGGTGGCGGCGTATGATAACGTCCCATGTAACATTAACCGGGCCTAATATCATAAACCTAACCTGCCCACTTATCTTGTCGCCCTTGGTAATCGGTATCGCTATGCCCTCCACATCAATACCCATCTTATAGTCGATGTTGTTTTGGATGCTGAACTCTGTGCCTACCAGTTTGTCGCCTACTTTAGGGTCAAAGCCAATAGTAAAGCATTGCTGATAATATTCATCATCGCTTTGGCACTCGCTCCGCTCCTTGTATTTCTGCCAAACAAAATCGGTTGTCTGCCCCTCGGTTCCGGTCTCCACTACGCATTTATCACCGATAACCAACATACAGGCTAATACGGCTACCTTACTGATTGTGTCGGTACTGTCGCCTATTGCGCTGTACTTAAATTCGTATTCCTCTGGGCCTTCCCCGGTATATGGATAAAATCCGCTATCTGCGCCCTCATGCCATGATACTTCTTTGTCCGGTGTCTCGGCTTGCCAATACTGGCGGGTGTAATACCTGCCGTCACCATTGTTACGGCTTGGTACGGTCTGATGCCATACGTAGATCATGCCCTTTTCTATATTCTGCGGCCACATCGTCCACTCCTTGTTATGTAGGTTGGTGTACGTGTTGGTCCGTCTCATTATCGGGTTTAAAATAACCTTACCCGACAATACTATATAGTTGGTGGTTTCCTCGTCTGGCGGAGAAAAAACGCCCCCTGACTTGTTACCAGTATAGACGGCATACGGTATATTTTTCTGTATGTCTGCCACACTCGGGTAAGTCTTGTTTTCGTCATTATCCACGCCATTGCCATTAACCGACACTACCAAATAGTTAGTCATGTTCACCTTAGATGTCGGGCTATTATCATCATTGGCCGTGTTCATCTTGACGCTTCCCAACGCCATGATAGCCGCCCCCGGTGCTTGCCCTAACCAATCAGGCAAAGCGTGTTGGTTTGTCCCCTCGCTGCCGAAATAGTCCACGATGTCTATATCTGTGTTGCCTTTCATCGGAAACGTCCATTGTTTGTTACGCATCACCTGCACGTACCAATCAGTAATAGCACCTGCGCCATACGTGGTTTTTTGGTTGTGGGTCATAGCATAAAAAGCATTATAGGCGGTCTTTCCCTCTCCGTCGCTTGAATACTCGGTGAGGTACTTTTGCTTATTGATGTATGGGCTAACCAACAAATCATCGTCCAATGGGCTTTCTATCACGCTTTCGATGTCTTCCACCTTGGCGGTTAATAGAAGTTGGTTATATACGTCGCCTATGCTTATCGTGGTATCGCAATCGGCTACGTTAGCCAAAGAGATTGTCACGGCTTGCTGTGGCGTTGTCTTAGTGCCGTTGGCTACGATGTCATGCCAAATAATCTTATTGGGTGCCGCCTTGACGGATTCCAACGAAAAGATATAGAAGTTAAAGCCGTCCTGCACGATATGTAAGTTAAGGTACTTAAAAAGTTCCTCCAACACTTCGTCTTGCTGCCAAACGTCGCTTTCATCATCGCCCAAAAACAACAAATCAGATATAGAAAGCTGCCTAAACACTTGGTATCGGTTTGCGGTCTGCGCATCAACTGCCTTGCTGCCATCATACCAGAATTTAATATTTTGGTTGCCCAATATATCCAGTCCCCCGGTAACACCTTGCAGTATCTCGGTAGCAATATCGTAAAAACTACGCTGCGCTGCCTCTGCCTTGACGAAAGCATAGATAACGCCCAATGCGCCCACATTCTTATACTTGCTATACTGCAAAGCACTAAGCGCATCAATGCAATTTAATTCCAGTTCGTCCCATCTGTCGTTATATGGCTGCGACAAAGTTTGTGGCTCAATGAACCCGGCAAAGATACACGTATCGTTTTTATAGATGTTTACGACTGCATCACGGCATGAGGTACTAAAAAGGTTTGTAATCAGGTTGCCGCAAAGCAATCTTATTTTAGCCGAATTTCTCAAAAGCACATCGAAAGTATCGTTTACCTCGTTTTCGATTTCTGCCGGATCCTCGCTAAAATATACATCTGCCTTTTTTGTACCTATTTCAATAGTCTGCGTGCGATCGTTCCCGGTAACGATGTGTACCGTTATCGTATCGCCCTGCTGACTTAGAAAACTGCCGTGTATATACATATTAACTACTTATTAAAAATTTGACTTTCTGCCGCTCTTGGCGGCTACTCTCGTTGTATTGGATATTACCCCAACTAACTTTCTGCCCTCGATTTCAAAGCGAACGTTTCCACCGATACCGCCCTGCGGCTGTATCATGCTACGTAGCTTGTCAAGTGGTGCGATAACCTCCGGGTTGTTACTTGCTCCGGCATACTCACCGACTAAAGCCAACGTAGGCCCCGAAACTACACCACCTTTCGCAAATGGCATTACTCCGATAGCTTCCACCATTGCCGTTGCTGCGCTGACAAAACCGGATGCTATGCCAAAGCCGACAAATGGTATTGAGGCATGGGCGGCAAAAAACATTGCTGCGGCTAACTCCATATATGAGGCGGTCGCCAATTTGTTAGCGGCAATAACTGGAACCATCGCCGCCGCTGCTGCCGTCTGTGCTGCTGTCTCAACTCCCTGGGCGGTCGCCGTGGCAGTTGTGGCTGCTGCCTCTCCGGTCTTAGCTGCGGCATGGGCGGTTGAGGCGGTTGTTAGCATACCAATAATACCTACTATTGCGCTGATACTCTCATACAGTTGTATAAAGCCGTCCACGATAGCGGTTACTTTCTGCCATGCGTTGCCGTTGCCGTCCAAAGCGTCGGTTATGCTGTTGATGCTGTCGCCAATACCCTTGATGCCGTCCCAACCAGACTTTACGGTGTCGAAAGAAGAAATAGAAGATTTGCGCCATTGCTCATAGGTGCTAATCATTTCCTCGATGTCCTTGCGCTGTCCCTCCGTTACCGGATTGTTGGTATCGTTGAGCTGCTTTTGCAGTTCCCGGATTTTATCGGTTAGTGCATCAAAGCCAATACCCTTAACCTTGATCTTAAACTCTCGGTTAGAAAGTTCGTTAATCTCGGCTATCTCTTTTTGCATTGATGGTATTTCGATACCTCTTTGCATCGCCTTTCGCTTCGCTTCCAAAGCGTCGATCGTTCTTTGCGTGTTTTGGATTTCGTCGGCACTCTGCTTGCTCTGCTGCTCCTGATAATACCTTACTGCCTCATCTAACTTCTCGATGGTATTAAGTTGGGTAATGTCTCCCGGCTTATTTAAAGCGGCTAAACTATCGTCCCATGCTTTCTTAATACCCTCAATATCGTTAATGTGCTTTTGTATCTCTGTGCGTTGTTCCTCGGTGGCTTTCTCCAACAACTCGTTATAGTATGCCAACTTAATATTAAGCTGCTCATACGTCTTCAATGCGCTGTCGGGTGTATCTATCACCGTGGCGTTTTCGATATAGTTCTTTAGAGTTTCCAATTTATTGATTTCCGCATCAATTCCGCTTATAGCTTCCTTGGATGCCGTAGCCCTCAACTTCTGTTGGTACTCTATTTCCTTGTCGATGTCCTGTAAGGTCTCCAACTTTGCCGGGCGTTGCATAGCTGCGCCCAATAGCTCGGTTTTGCCTATCAGTTTGTCAATACCTGCTAAATCGTCTTTGTTGGCGGTCTTTCGTAGGGTCTGCAAATAGTCCAATTCCTTTTCAACGTCTTGCAACGTCTTAATTTCGGTTGGTCGCTCGGCGGCTTTCTGGGCTAATTCGATAGCCGCTTTCTTTTTCTCCCATGCTTGGATATTCGCCCTTATCTTTTCTTGCTCGGCGGTGCCCGCCGTGGTGAGCTTCTTTTTGTAGTACTCGATATTAGTACTTAACTGTTCGTAGGTCTTAGGGTCTGCAACTGGCTTGTTTTTCTTGCCGCCGCCGCTCTTATTACCTTTGAACGTATTAAAGCCCAACGATTTATCTAATAACTTTTTACGGTTGTGTAATTCCGTATTATACGCTTTTAGCTTGGCTATTTCCTTGCTATCAGTCGTATTTTTAAGTTTCTTTTCTGTCTTCTCGATTGCGTCCGCTACCTGCTGATAGGTCATTGCACTAACCTTAACGGTCTTGTTGTTATGTCCCATCTTAGCATCAACCGCCGCCATCTGCTTAGAACAATCGGCCATGTGCTTCTGGGCTATGCCCAATTGTCTTTGCAAACTTTGGATTTCCGGTATCAGCCCCCTTGCGCTGTCCTTCAAATCGGCATACTCCTTGGTGTCTTCCGTTGTAACAACTTCGTAGCTGTCACCTCCAGTTGATCGGTTGGTAATAGTCCGCTTAGTAGTCTTCTGTGCGCCCCCGGCTTTCCAGAGTTCACGGCGTTTAGCGTAATTATCTTCCAACTCGATTTGCTTTTCAGCCAACTTTGTAGCCAACACCTTTGCTTGTGCCTCGTACCCGATTTGCTTAACGTATATCTGACTTTTGCGTGTCAATGTATCGTACCACTCGGATGCCGTCTTATGGCTCCCGAACAAATCGCCATATACGGCGTTAAGGTGGTTTACTGCGTCGGTAGTGTCCTTTTTAGCGGTAATGAGGTCGCCCAAAGCCTTAATCTCTTTGTCTAATTCAACCTTAGTACTTGCCGCTGCGTTCTTGTAAGCGTCTTCGGCTTCGCTAAACTCGTTTGTCTTGTCGGTAGCCTCATCGGTCTTATTAACGAAATATTCGATAACAGATGTTACCGCTACGATTGCAGCACCTACCCCCGTGGTAATCATCAAACCTTTAAGGGCAATTTTGAAAGCGGTCGCCGAATATGCACCACTTTTCAAAGCTGCACTAAAGACACGTGTAAACGCTGCTGATCGGCTTGCATTAAGCCCAAACAAAAGCATTGCTGCGCCACCTGCCTTTGAACGTAACGTTAAAATGCCTTGTTGGATATTCAGGGCTTTAAATGTTTTCACCAAACTTGTAATACTCATAACCATTACGCCTGTATTGGCTATAAAACTAACAAACGGCATAGCACTTCCAACAAACCCGGCTACTACATCAGTTATTGCGCCTAACTGGTTTTTCAGCATTTGCGTGGTTGCGCTACCTGTACTACTCATTTCGTTGTAGGCGGCGTTGATGGTCCCGGCACTATTTGCCATTGCGTCCACGTTCTCGCTGAACTTCTCGGCCAACTGATTTGTAAGTGGCGTTAAGGCTCGCAAACTCTCGGCACTGCCAAACAACTTGGCGTAAACTTCTTGCTCCAATACACCATTAGCGGCGGCATACTCTTTAACGGATGCGTCCAACTGGGTTAAGAAGTTACGCAAACCTCCGGCGGCTTGGATGGATGCGGCATTAAACTCAATACCCATCTTTTCCGCCATTTCGGTTGCTTCGCTTGACGGCTTAACCAAAGCGGTAAAGATTGCCGCCATCTGGGTTGCAACTTCGTTAGTATTACCGCTAACACCTGTAAGCGTTGCAAAACTTGCCAAAAGTTCATCGACACTTACGCCCAATGTTGAGGCGTTGGCGGTCACTCTTGGTAGGGCCTGGGCTAACTGTTCAAATGAGGTTACACCATTCTTCGCCGTGAGCTGTATTTTGTCCTGCACGCTTTCGGCTGCGTCCCACGCCAAACCATAGTTTTTGATAACAGTAGATGTTACCTTTACGGTCTCGCCCAAATCAGCTATACCGCCCACGGATGCTTTAGCCGACTTGTTAAGGTAGTCTATCCAATTGTCTTCGGGCACACCATTACTGATTACCTGATATAAGCCGTTTGCGAGTTCATCACGTGCAATAGGCAAAGTCTTGGATAAATCGGCTACCTGTCCTTTGAGGTTCGCAAAGCCCTCGGCGTTCTTACCTGCCATCGTGTTAGCGGCTTTCATGGCTGCGCCAAAGGCTCTACTATCGGCGGTAATATCCTGCAAAGTACCATTTAGCTGACTGACGGCGTTAGATACTGCGCCCAAAGCCTGTACGCCTTGGCTCCAGTTGATCAACGACGATTTTAATTTGTCGGCTTCCACAATAGCGGCGGTCATGGCTTGTTTAAGGCCGTCCGCATTTTGCGAAAGGTCTTTAAACCCCTTACCGTCTCCGTCCAATTTGAACGTTATGGATATAGTACTTTTACCTGCCATAGTCTTTAATATTTGTCACCCAATAGGGCAATAATTTGTTTTCTCTTTTCTTCCGCTTCCTTGGCCGTAATGTGTTCGGTCTTCGCTTGCTTCGACTTCCTACGATTATCCCACGAAAGCGGTAATAGCTTCTGGGGCGTTAGTTTGTTCTTAACGTGCGGCTGAATAGTTATGCACGCCAACATACGCATACGCTCCCAATTATCTTTGTATTGGCTTTGCTCTTGGTCTAAGTACGCTTTGCATACGCTGTTAAATTCATCAGGCGTTAGCCTGCAAAAATCATCGTATGAAAGACGTATGCAACCTAAAGCAAAGCCCAATACTTCATTTATTGCAAACTTTTTTTTTCGTCTGCATCGGTCTCGGCATCTTCCTCGTTGGCCTGGCCCATAGCTTTAGCCCATTCGTTCATATCTTCCGGGCTGACACTATCGGCAAAGTCCATCAAAGAAAGTTTGAATTTCTTGCCGTCTGCCTTGGATGCTGAAACGATGCAACACCATAGGAACGTACAAATATCGGTGAAACTTGTAGCGTCGATTTCTGTTACCTCTCGCCCTGTTTCCTGCTTAAATCTAAGCATTGCGCCCATTGTCTGACGGCATGGGAAAACCTCGTTACCGATTCTAATCTCAACCTTTTTCATATATGAACTTAATTAACTGGGTTATTTCTACTAATGTCCGCTTACACCTCCCGGTGAGGCTGTGCTATTAGTAAATGCCGTTTCATCGAGTGTGTCCGGCTCGCCGTTGTTGTCAAGATTGATAGTATAGGTACTATCGTCCTGTGCCGGGTCGGTGCGCTCCAAAGAAGAAATGATAAAGCTACCTGCCAAATATGGCTTTTTGCTTTCACCTCTCTGCATACACTTAATCTTAACTGGCTGTCCTGACTTCCACGCTGCCAACATCTTTTGGTAGCTTGCTTCGGTCTCACCATCGTAGATGAGGCCCTCGGCTGAAATGGCAATAGACAAACCCGTTACACCCTTTTCTTTCCACATTCCGTTAGTCTGGGCCTTGCTTGCTGCTGGCTTAACTGCACGGTCTTTGGTCTCGCTGTTCATAGTTGCCGTGTGGGTGGTACAATGTCCGAAAGCATCTTCACCCAAATAAAGCAACATATTACTACCATTGCAATAACTCATATCTTACTAAATTTTAATGTTAAAAACTAACTGCTGCGCATAGGCATCGCTATCGTAGCCCTCTTCGCCATCAGTCAATACACAACTACGCATAACTAAACCGTCCTTTTCGCCTTGCTTGCCGTCCAAAGCTGCCCTTACTGCCTCGGCTAATTCCACGCCCTCACCGTATTTCTCGGTATAACAAATAACCTCGATTGTCACGGTATCGGCTCCGGGGTAACCTGCCTTTGTCGGGTTCTGCTCAATTGAGGCCCGACGATAAAGTATGTACGGCAAAACCGCCGTGTCCGTAGCAACTGGGAAAACCTTTTTAGTATGCTTCGCTACCTCGGGGTCTCGCAAAAGCATATCACGAATAATGCTACCTGCGCTTAATGATGTTTTATTTGCAGCCATACTTATTTGCAGTCTTAGTTACACTTTCTACTATCTCGTTACGCAAATCTGCCGTTACCTTGTCCCTAACATCTGTTTGGGTCTTACGCATAAAGCCATATCGTTTCATGCGTCCGGTATTGTGGCCCCGGCGTTCCCTGACAAAAACCCTTGTTTTGGTCTTGGTCTTTCGTTGCTCCGTTCCACCCTCTGCCCATATCAAAACAGGTTTCTTTAGTCCCTGGCGATTGATGTGCATACCTTTTTCGCCCTTTCCAGTTTTTGGGTTGGCTTTCTTCGTGCCGATAGTAACACGAAATCCGGCGGCTTTTTTAAATACGATAGCCCTAATACCTTTTTCCAAATCTCGGTTGCTATGTAATGAGCTGCGCAAATTGTTAATAGCTGTTCGCCTTACTTGGTTCGCCTCTCTCCTGAAAGCACCTTTTAAGGCTCGCTTTCGGTGTTTAACGTCCATTTCAGTAAACAACTTTTGCAACTGCGTATCGTTGTATTGATTTGCCATAACTTGATTACTCGTTTACTCGTTCACAAACTAAAGTGTTCATACCTCTATCAATGTTTGGGATGATAGCAACCACCGTATAAAGGTAGCCGCCCAACTGCTGCACCCTCCAGTTTTCTTTAACCGGGTGTGCGCCCCTCACATTAAATTCGGCTCGATAGTCGGGGAAATGTTCGCCCACTTCCTCGCTACGGTTTCCGCTCTGCTTCTTCCTTTCGGCCCATACGGTACGTATAGGCTCGTAGGTTGTCGCTTCCTCGCCGTAGTCGTTTGTCGTCGCCGTAGGCTTCAACAACTGCAAACGATATTTCATTTCTCCCGCTCTCATTCCGCTAATTTCCGATAGGGTTTAATTAAGGCTTGTAGCGAATCAGGCACGGCGTGCATCTGCACGTTACTCACACTTTCACGCTGATTGTACCAATGTGCGCCCAACATCATTATAGCGTGTTTTATGGGGGTAGGTACATCATGTCCGTTACCCATCTGCGCCAATTCCTCTTGGGTTCTATTGGTCGCCGTGATAACTGCGCTTTCTGCTGTATCTAATAGATGCTGCAAATACTCGTCATCATCGGCGAAATCATCAGCCCTTACGTGCTTTTTGAAAAGTGCCAAACTCACTACTGCCATAACGTTATAACTTTATAAATTGTGATTACTTACTTAATCCATTGGTGCCTGCCGCTGCCGCTGCCGGGTCCTTAGACAACATGGCAAACGCCTCCTCACGCAATGTGGTAATAGCGTAGTCGGCATTGAGCACGAAGTCGATAGAGTTCTTACGTGCGAGTGTATAAGGGTCGATGATGATTGACATTTCACCAAACAAGCCCTGTGGGGCATACTTGAATGAGCCGAACAATACCGAGCCCTCAGCCACGTATGAGCTACAGAATACCGGTACACCCGAAATCTTGCCGTTCTCATCAACGATAGCCTGGTTTGCACCGCTCCACTTTGGCGTACCCTCCAAAAGTGCCTTTGTGGTCTCTGTCATTACGTAGCAAAGTCCCTCCGGCATGATGTTGGCGCCCAAAACAATGCCCTTGAGTGCAAGAAGCTCGGCGAGGGTAGGTGCTTCACCCTTATAAGTCTTCTTGTTAGCTGCCTTGAGGTTGACGAATGGGCCTACAAGATTTGTAGCCTTTGCCACCTTTACGGTGCTGAACATGATTTTATTCATAAGGGCGGCTGCCGCAACTGGCATATACTGGGTACATACAAGCTGCAAAAGGTCGTCGGTCTCGTTGAGCGCTTCACGTGTGATAGGCACGGCTACGCCCATACGCTCAGGCTTTGCGATAAGTTTTGTAACGTCAATCTTGGTATCACCCAGTTTTACGCCCTCATCATTGATGGTTGCCTCGAAAGTCTCGATTACAGGCCACTGATAGTTGCCTTTCAGTCCGGTGAGCAATGGCGAACCGATTGCCGAAAGAATGGTCTTTGCATACAATGGTTCTACGATGTCGCCCATGGTGACCGGTGACGGATTGGTAGAACTGCCCGGATTGAGATAACCCGAAGTGTTGCCGCCAAAGTCAGAAGCCACGGCGCGGCTGATTTTCAACTCAAAACGCTTGCCGTTCTTGATGCACTCGCGCATCTGCTTGTTAGCCTCCTCGATGTCCTCACGGCGCATAACCTCAATAGTAGGGGTAGCCGCCTTGATCTTCATTTCGAGGATGTCCATTTCACGGTAAAGGGCTTTACGCTCTCCCTTTTCCGCATCGGTGAAGTCTTCGCGCTCCTTGTCGTTCTCCAGGCCCTGCGCAATTTCTGCGAGGCGGTTTTTGATTACGTCCATGCGCTCGTAGGCTTCACGAAAATTAAACTTTTCCTTTTTCATCTGTCAATGATTAAAATTAGTAACTAAAAAACATATATATAGAAGCCGCCTCTACAGATTGCGGCTAACACTTGCTATACGCTCGCGCACCTCATTGATACGTTCACGCTTCTTGCTCTCGTCTATCTGCTTGGGCTTCGGCTGCTGCTCAAACTTGATGCCTGCCGCTTCCACCTCACGTTTGCTTACGTCTGTCTGCTCGTAGGCTGGGTCGGTGGTAATGGTAAAGTCGTAAACGTTGTCAATACGCTTCACGTGGCGCAAAAGAATATCCTCGCCGTCGTCGCCTTTCTCGTCCAGACGCTCGTAGCTCACGGCGTTCTCGCTGTCGTCCTCATCGGTGGAATAGATGAATGAGCACCCGGCAATATCACCACGGCTTACCAGTTCCAAAGCCTTGTCGCCGTCAACCGTGTGTGGCATTTCTGCCCAGAACTTAACGCCCACCTTGTCAACCTCGTAGCTTAAAGTACCATTGCCCTTGTTGCTTCGAGCCAAAACCAACTGGCGGTCGTGGAACATAGTAAGTTTGATGTCCTGCTTATCCAGCATCTCACGTGTAACACACCCAGGCTCCAGCACCTCGTAATAGTTGTTCCACCAATCACATAAAAGGCGGCTACGTACACCGAACTTCAGTGCATAGCCCTCAATCGTGCGGCTTTCCGCTCCGTCGGTAGCCTCACGAATGCGAAGCCCCGACACAATAGCTATTGTTCTTTTCTTTTTCATTCTCCGTTGTTTTTATCGTTGTTGTCATTTCCCTTTGCGGCTGTGCCCGATAGCTTTTCACTGCCCAGCGGTGCAAGATTGGTAGAAAGATAAACCGTATCGCCTCCGTCAATGGTAGGTTGGTTTTCCATCCTGCGCCAATCGTTCACGGTGTAAATTCCGCTCTCGATCGTCTTTTTCTGATAATCGGCGAGTGACTGCAAATCCATTGAGTAAATACCCCGGCGGTCAAACAGAAAACGGCGTTTGCAGCACAAAGACCGCGGTATCAGCTTTCGGGTCAGTTCGCATTCTATACGCTTCAATATCGGGTTGAGCGTGTTGGAAAGAAAAGCCACGTTTGCCATTTCGGCACTTTTGTAGTTGCTGCTCGTATCATCGAACACGAAAGACGGGTGAACACCAAAGAAACGGCATATTTCGCGCACCGTAAACTTTCGGCTCTCCAGAAACTGCATATCAGTAGAAGAAAGCGAAATTTGCTTAAAGTCCACCTGACCGGGCAAACTAACTATGCGCTCGCCCCGGCTGAAACGGCTATCCACGCTTTCGGCGGTCTTCTCCAGTTCCTTGTCCTGGTACTCGCCAAATCCCGTAGTAGTCTTGTCGTTGCTGATAATGCCGCGAACACTGCCGCCATTGGTAAACCGGTTCTCCGTCTCCGCATCTCCTGCCGTGGCAATATCCATCGTGCGCCTTGCGTGGGTCAGCACGCTTTCGCCCCTGCGCCCGTCTGAGGAATGCAAGTAAAGGTGTATGATGTCCTTTTCCTCGAATGTGCCGAACACTCCATTATAGGCATCGGCTATGTAGTAACGGCTGTTCAGTGGGTCGTGGGTCACGGTGTGAGGTCGGCAAAGCACTAAGTCGGTCAACTCTCCCAGTACATAGCGTGGGTAGATGTAGGCATTTCCCTCAATGAGCATCAGGCGCACCGCCATCGTCCAGAAGTCAAACGCAGACATTTCGGGTTGGGGCTGCACGGTCAGAAGATAATGCAGATCACTTGCCGTGTCTTCCTGATAGCGTCCATCCCTGCACCGCATGTACTGCAAACGTAGGCTCGCCACGCTCTCGCTTAGAAGCGTCACGCACCGATATACCGCTGCAACCGTCATGGCATCACCGCCCCAGGCTGAAAACACCGCCACGCCGCCACCAGTCCTTACGGTGGTGGGGCGCGCGGTGCCGGCTGTGTCAGCACCTGTTGCCTCACGGCTGAAAAATCGTTTTATACTGTTCCAAAATGTTGCCATCTGTCGTTTCATACAAAACCGCCAAAGCTACGACAATTTGAATGCTGTCAACTATCTTACTGTTTTCGCTCCGGCGGTGTTCTGTCCTTTAATTATGTATAATATCTCCGAGGCCCTCACGCCAAACGGCTAATGAGCCGCTACAAAAATACAATCGTATTTTGCAAAATCCAAATGCCGTTTGGTGCATCGTGGCGCACGTTGGTGCAACGTGGTAAAATTATTAGTTTTTTAAGAAAATAGTTTTTGGCTGTTAGACTAAAAGGCACAAAAAAGCCGCTACACCATTACGATGCAGCGGCTATGTATGTGAGTTTTGGCAATGTCGGGATCGTGTCCCTATGGCTTGTTGGTCACCGTCTTTATAACGGCATCCTCGGTGAGCCATTCAAGCGGATACATGGCATCAAGCAAACCGTGTATTCTCAACTCGTAGTCGGGTGGAAGTTCCTCCAACAACCATTTCACGTAGTCGCGTGTCTGCCTGATCGCATCACGGAACGTGTCGGCATTATATACCGGCATTCCGTCACGGTCTGTTATCACCAGACTTGTAACTTTCTTAGGCTTCTTGTATCTCATATCTGTGTCCTCCCTTGTTTTACTCGTCCGCGTCCTCAATCCAACAGTAGTTAAGAAGATACTCCAACGTGCCCTGCACGCTTCGCACCTTGCTCGCACTTACCTTCACGTCCTCCGGCAAACCTGCCATGAGGTCGTTAACGAAATCGTACACCTCGGCGATGTTCTTCTTTAAATCCTCTGCATCGGTGTTCACGTTGCTACTTACTAAAATAGTGTCCTTGTGTTTCTTATCTGTAACTATCATATCTTATTCTCCTTTATTCATTAAGTTCATTAAATTGTCTGTATCCATTCCCATCATCACGCCCACGGCCTTTACAAAACGCTGCATAAGGTCGGTTGGGGTCTGTGGCATCGTTGCCGCTGTCGGCTTGCCCTGCTGAGGCTTTGCCGTCTCGGTCGGTGTCGGTGGGGTGGTAGGGACCCTGTCCTCCTTTGCGTCCTTTGGATGCTGTGGCAATGCAAGCTGCTCACGGCTCAACCCTGTGTTGTTGCCGAATGCCGCCAATACCTGTTTGTGTACCTCGCTGCTGATGGACCACGTACGCTTACACATGAGGGCGAAGCCACCAACTGTAATGTAATAGCATCTGTTGGCTCTCTTGCAATTGGTCTTCTTCGCCCAATCGTCCGACTTGATAAACATACGGCTTGGGCGGCTCGAATACTTGAACATACGCTGCACGCTGTCCATCACGTCGCCATGTCTGCGCCCTGTCAGTCTTGCCAACGTGCGTGAACTGATTACACGCTTGCCGTTCATTACCTCCACGATGCCGTCCTCTGCTGTGGCGGTCTGCTGCTCGGTTGTCTGTGGCTCTGCCTGGCGCTTTCTGCTCTTGGCTGGCGGCATAGCTGCCACGCGTGCATCTATCGCCGCCTCCTCTCGTTCCTCGCGCTCCAGAAGTTTCTCGTACTCCTCGGCTTCCTTTCTGTCGTGCTCCTCAATGGCTTTCGCCATCTGCTCGGCTCTTATCTTAGCCTCCATTTCGTTGAACGCCTTGATGTAAGCCTCTTTCCACTTCGCTGCCGTCTTTCCGGTAAAACCCATAACAAGAAACATGAAGCCATCACGGGTAATGTAATACATTGGACTTTTACGTTCTGCACCATTGCCGATTTTTATAGATTTTTGCATGAGCGCAAAATTTCGCTTATGAAAATCCTCGCTGCAATCCAACGACTTAACGGCTCTCAAAACATCTTTGTGCTGCTTGCCGAAAACCTCCGCTACTCTCAAAGATGTAGTAACGGCGTGCTCGTTTTCTACTGCTACCAAACTTAACTCTTGGTCGGTGGGTGCAACCTGCACCACTTCCGTTACCTGCTCTACAGGATTTTGATCTGATACGTTACTTGACATAACAATTATGATTTGACAAAAACGAAAAAACCGCGCTACGTGCTGTCAGGTTCATAATTGCTGAGACCCCGGGGCATTTCTGCTACCCGACACGGCGCGGCTATCTCTTTATATAGAAATATCCTATTATACTTACTATGGCACGGATACAAAAATAGCCGCTACGTTACGGTGAACGGCGGCAACATCTGTACCGCAATTATGATTTGACACTGCAAAGATACATAAAAAAGTTTAAAGCACCAAAGATTTTCGGTAAAAAGTTACTTACTTATACCAAATTTTTGTATTTTTGCATTCAAATTACAAATTTTAAGTATAATAAGCATGAAGAAGATATTGTTTTTGTTCGCCTTTCTCGTCCTTGGAGTGACGGCAAAGGCCCAGTATGTTTCAAACCTTGATGAAATAGAATTGTTAGGCACCTGGAAAGTTACGGCGGCTAATGGTGATATAATGGGTATCTCAGATATAGTGACCTCATTCACTTTTAATGACGGCAAAGACTCCTTTGTAGAGTTCTCGCAAAATCATGTTGAGCGTGTGCCTATTTACATAGTTGGCGGTACTGCAACAGGTCGTTATACATTACATTTGATGCGAAAAGTCGATTATGACGGCTATTTGGGTATCTCATCCGTTAATTTTGAGGTTTACCAATTCGGCAACAACACCATGACGCTTCGTACCTACGACAAAAGCGTAACCATAAAATTAGAAAAGCAATCTGCTTCGTCTGTTTCCTCTGTCAAGGCTGACGCAAAGGCAAGCGGCAAAGCCTACACCCTCGATGGCATGACCGCCACCGACACAACAAAGGGCATCATCATTCAGAACGGCAAAAAGAAGATACGCAAATAAACAAACCCCGATAAGTGATTGAACCTATCGGGGTATGTTTTGTTATATGGTCTGATTTGCAGTAAAAGCCTTTTTTCCAACAATACGATAAGGTTCTGTAAGTAAAGTCTTATCGAAGAAACATATTTGTATCTTGTCTGGCTTGCACAAAACCACCTTAGCGTCGGGAAACCTGACGGGCGTTTTTTCAAAGGTATTGGGGTGCGGCCAAACCCTAATCGCCTTATAGTTGAAATCCTCTTTTTCCTTTTTCATATATGCGAGTACAACAGGAAACTTTACTGTCTTAAGATTTCGCTGTTCCTTTATAAGTTTCGCGCATTCTATGAACTCGTCAAACTGCCGTATGTCACCCACCAAATCATAAAGCAAAGGTGAATTTTGGTCGTAGGTCGTTTTACAAATGATATACCCTTTACTGCTGTAAACAGTATCGCCCCACCATCTGGCATCCGCTATTCTCGTATCCCAGAAATAATAACCCTCACCCAGCCACGGTTCTTTTGTTCCGCTTTTCAAAATGCCGTTGGCATACCGCTCTGAACAGAAATACGGGCCGTGGTCTTCCACCTCCTCATCGTTCTGCCGGTCTTCGAGTGTCTGGTATATATCCGTGATCTTCATGTTCTCCGAACTATTCAATAACGGTTGTCTGTTCTTTCAGTTCCTCAGTAATCCCCATGAGGTTGATTGTAGGCAATACTACAGGCTGCACGTTAGCCTGCAAGGTTATTGTACTTACAAAAGCCCTGATGTATGGAAATACGATGGCAAGGCTGTTAGGGTAGAAGTATTCAGGAATGTCGGCGATAGTAATACCACCGCCAAACGAAAACGAAGCCACACACGAAACCTTTACTACCTCCGTGTTAGTCTCTGTGCATCCTACCATAACGTCAAAGTCCAATTCATAGCGTGCCTCCTTTGCGTGAAACACTCCCTTAGGACTGAAAGATATATTCAACTCGGCATTGTCTGGTATGTTAAAGTCCAAAGATGCCTTAGTGAAACGATAATCATCTAATTTAAAAGCTGCTTTTTCCATGATTGCCTTATGCTGCTAAACAATACTTTGCGTCTGCTGCAATGCCATTTTCCCCTGCTCTGACTGATACGTCATATCTGTGTGTCTCCTCTTTCTCCTTGGAGTTGGAATACGACACGGCTGTACCGAAATTCTCCCTAACGAATTCGGCGTACTCAATGACATCGGGGCCAATCTCATTGAGATATTCTATTTCTCTCCAATCCTTTTCGATTACATCCTTTGGGGTGTTCTCGAAGTAATCTTTGAGGCTTTCAAAAAGATTTCCCATAATTCTTAATTTATTTAATGTTTTGTTTAATGTTTTGTACTTTTGGACTGCAAAATTAATATTTTTAATTCAAACAGCAATATTTTTTGCCCGTTAGTTACTTACTTATACGAATATTTAACACTAATCGTCCTAAAAAACTCATTCTAAGCGCATTTTGCGGCAAAAACACGTAAACTGGTTGTAAACGGGTTTACAACTGTTACACTATTGTTTCACATCGCAAACGCCAAATTATCGGTACGGAAAACGGCGATTTCCATACGGCAAACCGCCGATAACCGTACCGATAATCTCACGGCTCACCCAGGGCATCCACTATTAGGCGCACTTGTGCCGGTGTAAAACTGCGGCTGCGCTCTGTGTAACCAATGGCGGCAAGCTGCTCCATAAGCCCGGGGTATAGGTGCATCCATCGACGGAATTTCTTCCACGCCGATTCGGGCATGATGCAATTACAGTACTTTGACGCAAGTTCCATGCGGCCGTACTCCTTTATCTTGAAATTATCTTTGTTCTGTTCCATGGGTGCAAAAGTAAGGAAAACAAACGTGAAAATACAATTAATCGCTGCCTACAACAGACGGTAACAGGACACAACGGCACGCATCCGGATTCTTGCCAAAAATGGCTGCTATCTTTGTGGCGGCAATAGTGCCAAACAACCTTTTAAACGCAAATAGTATGATACGTTACAAGAAGTACAAAAGCAATCAGACGGGCGTAACCAAAAACAAGTGGTACGGCCGTGCCGTTACCGAACTTATGGAGTTTGAGGAATTCGTAAAGCACATGGCAAACCATCACTGCGTGTTCGGTGAGTCCACAATCCGCGGCGTGCTGATCGAAATGCAGATTTGTATGCGTGAGCTGCTGTTAGAAGGCAAGGCGGTACGCCTCGATGACCTCGGCATCTTCCGCATTGGCCTGGAAACCTCCGCGGCTACCACCGCCAAGGAGTTTACCGCCGACAACATTAAGGCTGTGCGCCTTAACCTCTATCTCGGCAAACGCTTCCGTGCTGCAGACCTCTACAAAGATGCCAAGTTCCGTGAGGCTGGCAAGTATGATGGCGGCGGTGACGATGGCGGCGAGACTGCCGGTACCCACGATGAGGGTAGCAACACCAGTGGCGGCAATATGCCGGACAGCGGTTCCACCGATGATTCTGCCGATGTTGGTCTAGAGTAATGGTTCCTGTAATTAGTGGCGGAATATCGTCAATAATGCCGTTTTTTGACGTTTTGACGGCATTTCGCCACTTTTGCGTATAGTTTTACCTCTCGTAGGTATAAAGTAGCCCTAACGTCATTAAAAGCGTTATCGCCCCATCTATCTTGCGGTATTGTGACACTTTGAGCGGCTTTTTGTTCTCCAGATTGTCGGTATCTATCACGCAATTTTCCAAACAGAAAGCGTTAATAGGGTTGTCGTTAAACTCTATCTTTACCGGGTCGCTCCATGCAAGCATCTCAAAACTTTCAACTGGTAGGTTAAAGTTTCCGTAGGTCTGACTAAATGGGGTTAGCACGTTCCTCGCTCCGACTGACTTTAAGATACTCGTTAGCTCCTGCGCCTTGTAAGCATCATAGCCGATACGGATAATATTAACCAACTTACTGCGGCGTAATATGTCCTCGGTAATCATCGCCGTGTCTATCTTCTGCCCTTTGCAGAAAATAAGATATCCTTTTTCGTTCCAAAGCCTATAAAGCTGCTCATTGGGATGCCCTTTTAACGCTCCCTCCGGGAAATAGTAATCAGTATGCGTGTAAAACTGCTTTGTGCCCGATAGGTACACGGTATAAGATACTGCGCTGAAATCATCATGCACCGACAAGTCAAACGCCACGGCACAATCTGGGCGGCCCTGCACCTGATCTATACAGAAATTGCCCAATAATTCTTTTGCCTTTTCGTGGGTAAACCACGTTTTTTCGTCGTTTATCGTGAAAATATTAAGCAATTTCGTGCGAAAAGCCAACATATTTTCGGCTGATAACTGGGCGGTCTGATACTCATTTTCGTAGTAGTCCGGTTGCACCGTGATACCCAAATGCGGCTGCACCTTTGCCCACGTCTTCGGACTATCCTCCGCATCGTCCACATCAGGCATGAATATGGATGCAAACATGGTGTCGCTTTCTGCTTCTCCTCGTAGTACCGTCATCACTCCGTCTAGTTCATGGGCAAATGGGCCATCTACCACATCGCTTGCCGTGGTGATAATGATAGTTAGAGGTTCACGCCTTGGCCCCATTGATGTTGTCAATACGTTTTTGAGGTCTGCGCCGTTCTTACCTGCCGTGTTTCTGGCTTGGGCGTACTCGTCCATTATCACCAATGAGGCAAACAAACCATCTTTGGTTTTGGCGTTGGCGGTTAAACATTGTATGAGGCTATCACGTCCACGGTCTTTGAAAGTAATCTTTTCACGATTAACCCTAAAGTGCTTTTCCTTGGGGTCAATATCAAGCATGATGTTTCGTATCTCATCAAAACAGATTTTCGCCTGATCGTAGCTATTTGCGCCCACGTATGCCTGGGCGTTGTTGTCGCCGAATAGCATATCATAAACCGCCAAAGCTGCGCACGATGTCGTTTTACTGAACTTTCGGGGCACGAATAGGTAGGCGGTACGTATCAGTCTGCGCCCATCGTCTCGGGCAAAGCCATAGATATTAGCAAACTGGTAGGCCTGCACCGGGGTTAGCTTATAGCGTGTGCGCCCTCGGATGCCACTAAACCGCAAAGCCTCGTAGAACTTGAAAAAACGCTTTACTCGCTTGGGCTTCCAATCGTACTTATCCAGCATCTGCAAAAAGCGTCTTACTCCCAATATCTCATACAGGTTGTGTGCGTCTGGGTGGTCTATCACTCCAAACACATAATCGCCGATACGCTTATCTGTTTCAATAAGCGCACGGCGGTAGCGGTCGGCGTATGTACTGCGCCCCTGCTGCAACTGCTCCGATACCTCGGCTTTCAGTTGTCGAAATCTGTCTTTTTCTTCCTCTGTCATTCGTCGCCCTCCTGCATCGCTGCCATAAAGTCGTTAAAACTATCGTTGTCACTCTTTCGTTCCTTGCTCTCGGTGTTCATGCCCAAAGCCCTTAACGCTTTCTGTCCCTGCTGCAACAACTCGATATATAGCTTTTCTTTCGGGTCAATCGTCTTGCGTTCGTTACCCTCTCGGCTGTACTCCACGTTTACGGCCTGGTGTCCGTCTGCCATGATCTCATCGCCCAAAATGTCGGCACGTACCAACAACTTAGCCGTAATATCTACTTGGTATGTAAGTTCGGCGGTATATTTGCCTTGCTTCTTTAGCAACTTCACGATATACGCTTTTTTGCTCTTAATCTTGGCGGCTATCTTCTTGTTGTCTTCCTCTGTGGATGGCTCCGGCAAAGTCTGGCTAACTGGCAATGGGTCGGCGGTCTTTGGCTGCGCCTTGTCGCTGTAACCACGTTTCTTGCCCTTTGTCTTCAGGTAGAAGATAATAGCCGTTGTGTCGTTGGCGTTAATCGACTGCATCAACTTACTTTCAACAAAATCTACCTGCGTCTCGGTGATCTCATCTACTTTCTCCTTAAACTCCGGGTCGGCGTTGTACCATCTGTAATAAGTACTGCGCCCTATGCCTATCGCCTCGCACGCTGTGGCTATGATTCCGTAGCCATGCGCCAAAGCCTCCAAAAACTTTTGTTTCTTTTCTTCCATGCTGCGTTACTTTTCAAATGAGCGGATGCCGTCGAAGTAGTCTTTGTAAAACTCAAACAGTCCCTTATCAACTGTTATACTTCCCTGCTCCGTTCTTGGGTTAGTGTTAATGTTTGCGCTTGTCTGTATGCCGAAATAAAAGCCCTCATCGTAGTTGCACCCTGCGTATATCTTGCTGTGGTTCTTGAATACTGCGGCACGTCCTGCCTCTGGGTGGTCCTGATAGAACTTTTGTACCATCTGCCATTCAATCTTATAGCTGCCCGGGAATATCTCGCCCAAATACATATCAAGTTTCTTAATGCGCCCTTGCTCGTACCATTGCCGTACCTGCAAAATATCCTCTGCCGCCATGCACCATGTCGATAGTAAACAATAGTCCAAATCATGCTGATTAAGCACCACTTTCAGGTAACTAAGGCTATCCACGTCTCCGGCGGTGATAAAATTGTAGGTGGTATGGTCTTGCAGCTTGGCGTACTGCATTGCCTCCAGTAACTTGACCTCGCTAAATGCCCGGCGGTACTCGTAGCGTTGTGATAACTCGGTACACTCCTTTGTACGTCTATGCGCTCGCTTTGCCTGGGCGGTTGCCTCGGCTGTGGTTTCTTCCGGCTCTACCTCATCGGGTGGGGGGGCTTGGGTCTGACCTGCGCCAAAGCTGCCAAATCCAAAGCCTGTGCCATCTTGGTTTCCAAACTTCATAAATCTTGCTTTTTAATATTAACCTACGCACGTGGGCGTTTTTATATCGTGCCAACTATGCCGGGGCTTTGCATCTGGGCAAAATCCCCCACGGCCCAAAAATCGGCTCACGTGTGGAAAAGGGGGTCGGTGAGGTTTAACCGTTGGGGTGTACCCCATTAAAAAATAGGCCCCCGGGTCTCACCTTGCAACCTCATTTCAAAAATTTATTCACAAATCTTTTCAGGTGCTCTTTGGCTCGGTTCTTTGCCTGAACTTTACCACACCTGCCCATGTCCGTATGTACCTTAACGTGGCAATCGTGGCATAGGGCTTTGAGGTTAAAGTAATCAAACATCAGGCGTTCTTTTTCCTGCCTCGTTAGTCCGTCCTCAACTGGGATAACGTGGTGTACCTCGGTGGCTGCTGTCACTCTGCCTAATTCCTCGCACCTCTCACATAGTGGTGTATTGTTGAGTTTGTCACGTCTCAATCGTAGCCACTTGGCCGTATGTATCAGCCTTATGTAGTCTTTATCCTTTGCCATACTCTAATATTCGTCTTTGATGGTTATTGTTGTGTGATACTTCCTTACCAAATAGTTGAGGCTATCCAACAAAGATTGCTGTACGCCCTGCTTACCGCTTAATGCCGTGTTGGCTCTCTCATCTACGGTGTTGGCACAAATCAACTTATACACCTGTACTGGGTACTGCTGCCCCTGTCGGTGTAATCGTGCGTTGGCTTGTTGGTATAACTCCAGATTCCAACCTGTGCCAAACCATACGATATAGTGCCCACCTTGCTGCATATTCAAGCCAAACGCCGTGCTCATAGGGTGGGCCAATAGTACGTCTATCTGTCCGGCGTTCCACTCTCTCAACTCCTTTTCACCCTCGTATGACTTAACGGTATAGCCTTTCAGTTTCTTGGTGATACGTGTTACATCATGCTTGAACTGATAGAAGACTAACACATGATTGCCGTTTGCGGCCTCCACGATCTCGGCTAACTTATCCAACTTCTCATCGTGTATTTCGTGTACGTCCTTGGCTTCATCGTATATCGCACCGTTGGCAAACTGGCTTAACTTATTCATCAGCCCGGCGGCACTATTCGCTAAGATATTGGCATTTTCTCCGGTATGCAATTCGGTAAACTCCAAAACCTTTTCTTTCTCAAACTTGTTGTATGCCTCCATCACCTTTGGCGACAAAGTAAGTTTGGTTTCGTGGGTGATCATGTCCGGCAACTGCAAATAGTCCTTTGCTTGCATTGATAGACAAATATCAGAAATCTTGTTTTTGATTACGTCCTCACACCCTTTTTTAATGTCGCAACGTACTATTACGTTGTTCCACTTGTGGGTCTCAAAATAAGTTTCACGATACTTCGTTACGCTCTTGCCCAAACGTTCGCCCATGTCTATACAGTACATTTGCGCCCATAGGTCTATCAGTCCGTTAGGTGCTGGCGTTCCTGTAAGTCCGATAACTCGATTAACCGTTGGTATGGCTGTACGCATCGCCTTAAATCGGTTTGACTTAGAAGACTTGAAACTGGTTAGCTCATCAATCACCAACACATCAAACGGCAACTGACCGCCATACTTTCCGACTAACCAAACAAAGCTATCACGTCCGATAACGTAGATGTCCGCTTTAGATGCCAACGCCAAATTACGCTGCTTCTCCGTGCCCATCACCTTTGCCACTCTCAGGCTTTGCAGATGATCCCACTTTTCGGCCTCGGTGGTCCATGTTGTTTCGGCTACCTTTTTCGGTGCTACCACCAAAGTACGGCTTACCTCGCAATCGTCCATTAGCTGTTGTATTGCCGTTAAGGTAATAACACTTTTTCCAAGTCCCATATCTAACAGCAACCCACATCGTGGGTGGTCTAATATCCACTGCATCGCTGTTTTCTGGTACTCGTATGGTCTGTATTTCATTGCTCTGCCCTCCAAACTTTAATTAATTCGTCGATCGTCTGTTTGTTGTCGATTGTATAGACTTCGTGCCCCATACTTACCAACTCATTTTGTCTTATGGTTTGTATCTTCGTTGGCTTCTTGCCTTTACTTTTCAACTCCACCCAAACAACCTTACCACCATGTAGGCATACCACTCTATCAGGATAGCCCACCATGTTTGCATTTGAGTATTTGAGGCAAATGCCGCCAATTGCTTTCACCTCTTGCACCAAATATTTTTCTATCGCCTTTTCCGATACCTCGGCGTGGCGTGTTATTGCCTCTAACTTCTTCATATTTCCTTACTCCTTAGAGCAACATTCTATTTTCAACATTCTATATAGATATACTTAATACCCTATATATAGGTATTTTATAGTATATAACTATATACTCAATAGTTCGTTAATAATTCAATAATGTGCTAAGCAGCTATACGCTGTAAGCACGAGAGATCTTTGAAAATCTTGCTAATTAA